AATCACCAATAAAGTATATGTGGATCTTCCGCCTGAAGCATTTAAGAAGTATAAAGAGCTTGAAGACAAGCTATTACTTGATATAGAAAGTGGCCAAGTTACTGCATCTACAGCAGCAGTTGCTATTGGTAAATGCCAGCAAATTTCTAATGGGGCAGTCTATTTAGACGGATCAGAGCGCGAAGTACAGCATATACACGATGCCAAACTGGAAGCGGTGATTGATATAGTAGAAGAATTATCAGGGCAGCCATGCTTGATTGGCTACCATTTTAAGCATGATTTAGACAGACTTAAGAAAGCATTTCCATCGGCGCCAGTGATTGGATCAGGAGTTTCAGGTGATAAGCTAACTAAGATTATTAATGTATGGAATGAAGGTAAAACTCCTGTGCTTCTTGCCCATCCACAATCTGCAGGGCATGGCTTAAACTTACAAGGAGCTGGTCATGCTGTGATCTGGTTTAGTAATACTTGGTCCTTAGAAATCTATGAGCAGTTTGTAAGACGACTCTACCGTCAAGGACAAAGAAATAACATTATCATTCACCAGATTATTGGTAGAAAAACTATTGATGAAGCTATTATTAAAGCAATTGAAGGTAAAGATAAGACGCAACAAAGTCTTATGAATGCAGTTAAAGCATATGCAAAAGAAAAATAAGTGTTTACTTATAAGTAAACACATGGTACAATGATTTGTTGTTAACTAAAAAGGATAAATCATGAATCAAGCAGATAAAGATGCACAAAAATGGATGGAAGCCAATGCAAAATGGCAACAACGAGAACTATACAAAGCCAAAGAAACAGGCCAACTTCACTATATCAGTCAGCATGGCGATGTTGTGATGTATAACCCAAAAGATGCACAAGATCTTTTAATCAATATAGCAAAACAACTTGGAGAAAACAATGCTGGATAACTTATATGTGTATATAGCAGCCCCGTTTTTTAATGAAACTCAAATCAGACGTTTAGAGTTTGTTAAAGAGATTCTAGAAGATAAACAAATTCCTTTTTTCAGCCCTAAAGATGAAAGTTTGTTTATGCCTGGTATTACAACCCCTGAAGAAGTCTTTGCATCTAACATGGCTGCATTGGATAAAACGACTTTATTGGTCTGTATTACTGATGACAAAGACACAGGCACAATCTTTGAAGCAGGCTATTGTAGTGCAAAGAATATTCCGATTATCTATCTTTGGACAACGGCACAAAAAGGTCAAAAATTCAATATTATGTTAGCTGCATCTGGATCAGTATGCACTTCATATACTCAGCTTCGTGATGCATTAGAAGATGTGTTGGAAACTCAGCGCTTTACTCGTAAGGATTGGTCTAAAGAGGCTATTGACTATGAATGAAAAAGACCTAGACTTCTTTATGAGAAGTTATTCATTAGAGCACACAAAACGATACTCTATGAAACCTGTAGTTCATCCAGAATCCGTAGCTACTCATAGTTTCTTTGTAGCTCTTGGTGTTTTAATGATGTCTAAAGAATATGAATTTGATGTTGATATAGCATTAAAGATTGCTTTATGCCATGATTTAGCAGAGATGGAAATATCAGATGTTAACCATCTCGTCAAAAAGAATTACCCACATGTTGCCGATGCACTTAAAGATGCAGAAGCACAGATAGTAGAAAACTTTCCAGAACAGGTACGTGAATTCTGTGATATGTACCATAATGATACACCAGAAGCATTGGTGGTTCATTATTGTGATGCACTTCAATGTCTACAATATGCCGATAATGAAATCAAAATGGGCAATACTGGTTATATGGTAGATGTATACACCAATAGTGCAAAGCGCATGGCTGTGCTAGCTCATAAACTGGAGGCATACAAAGTATGAACAATGAACCAGTAGCGTGGATGACAGAAAATGGATATTTAATTACTAAAGATGAAAATCTTGCAAATATTATTAAAGAAAAAGGTGAAGAACCAATTATTCCACTCTACACCCATCCAGCAAAGACACTAACAGATGAGGAAATAGAGCAAGTGCGTATAGCGATTATGGGGATAGCGTATTGGTGTGCTGATGAAAATATGCCAGAAGCCTATAACGCAGTGAAAGTGTGTTGTGGTGAAGTGTTAGAAATACTAAGAAAGGCACAAGAGAAATGAATAAGTTAGATTGCAAAGACAAAGGATTGTTATTGGCTATTGCTATGTATTTTATTGGAATTATCAATGCTTATTTGATATGGGGTGTTAAATGAGAAAGGCACAAGAGAAATGATAATAGCGTTCAAAGAAATTCCAATAGGAAAATTTAGTTTGCGGTTTTATAAAACAGACCATGTTTGGACTTGCACAATAAATGAAGATGTATTGAATGAAATTAGAGAATTAACCAGACCGCAAGAAGACTTGTATAACCCTTATGCAGTTCCGCATTTTGTATTAAATCCACCAACCGAACTGCCAGTTAGTTTTATTGCTGAAGAAAAGGCACAAGAGAAATGAACAATGAACCAGTAGCGTGGATGGTAGATGGTGTGCTTTTTACTAGCTTGGGTGCAGCATTAAACATATCTTTTGATATTGAACAGCCTTGTATTCCACTCTACACCCACCCAGCAAAGGCACTAACAGAACAAGACTTGGATAAATTGGTTAAAGATGCTGAAGAAAGCGGTTATATGGATATGTATATAACAGGTCTTATTGATGGATTTAATAATGCTAGAGAAATACTAAAAAAGGCACAAGAGAAATGAATGGTAACGATTTAACAATCAACCGAGATATGAGCCAATACACAATCTTGAAATCTCCTGAGCCTATTGGATGGTGGCAGATTACACCTACCGTAGAAGGCGGTTGGTCAACAAGATTTGCGGTATATGCGCCATTAAACCCAACTCACATTAAAAACACAGAAGAATTGCTTGGTTGGAAATGGATTGCAGAAAAGGCACAAGAGAAATGACTACATTTTGGAGCAGAGTAACGATAACTATTTTAAGTATTATTGTAATTTTTCAGTCTTTTATGATGATTATTGCTAATAAACATTGTTAAGAAAGGCACAAGAGAAATGACAACCACTGATCAAGTCATTAAAGAACGTGGTGAAGTTTATGGCGACTTTTTTGAAGGAATTACATTGGAAGCTCAAATCATTCAGCTATTAAAAGACCGTTATAAGCATCATTATGGCCTTGAAATGGGATTGGTTTATCAAATGTATTTTTCTAAGATAGCCATGAAATTATCTAGATTAGCTGTTACACCAGACCATGTGGATAGTTGGCGAGATATTGCCGGTTATGCACGCCTTGTTGAATTACACTTACTAAAGAGAGTAGAAAATGCCAAAAATCCATAAATCAGAAATAAAAAATCTTCAGCCAATGCATACAACACTGAAGTTTGGTAAAAAGACAGAACCAATCCAGTTCATGAATCAATTAGAATGTATTGATGTTAAACTAGTTCATGCACCTACAGTTGCAGAGTTTAGAAAAACTATATCCGTCTTTTTATTAAATACATGGAATGACAAGATCCAATGGGACTTTCCAGAGGATCAAATTGACCAAACCATTGATGAGCTATTCCGTTATGAACTGCTACCTACTGCCATGGAGACGATCAACATTACTTGGTCGGTTAATGGTATGGATATGATTGATACAACTCATTTAATACGCCATCGTCTGTTTAGTTTTGCGGCCCAAGTTCATGGTGACAGGGATATGCGAGATGACAGAGTAATGGTTAAACCGGGGATTATGGCAAATGCTGATTTTTTCGAAAGATACAAACAAATTACTACAATGGCTCGTGATCTCTATGTTGACATGCTTGATAGTGGTCTTGTTCATGGCCTTGATACCCGTACTATTATGCCTCGCAATTTTGAACACTTTTATATGGTACGCTGTACAATTAAAGACCTTATTGGTTACTGCATCATGCGCGGTGATGAACAGATTCAAACAACAGTAGATAACATTATTGCCATGAAACTATGGTTAGAAGTATTAAAAGTCTATCCATTCTTAAAAGGATTGGTTGATTTCCGTAAACCTGATGCTTTCTATCAACGTCAATCTGCCAAAGGTAAAACCAATATATTCCCACCAAATAAGAAGAATGATAATTTTGATTGGTGTGAAGATCAGTTCTACCATCCAATCGGTCGTGATGAATTCCCAGGCAGTGAGACTTATTTAAGAATCAGGGAAGACTTGTTAAAACAAATTGATGCTATTGAAATGAGGCATATCCATGGCAAATAAGAACTGGGCAGCTATTAAATTTAATCTTAGTCATATGACTAAACAGCAACGATTTAATTACTTTAAGTACTTTAGGTTACAACGTCCTCGATGGTCTGACCATCTCATGGATGCTTTGTATTTAGTAGTTGTTGACTTACAGTCTCAGTCTCATGCAGCTCGGTTATTTGGTATGCATAAGCAAGAAGTTAATCGAGCAGTTAAAAAGTATCAGACTTACTTAGGTGGATAAAGCTTATCATGCAAGTATTCACCTAACTCATACCCCATATATGGGACCTGCGCAAGAGCACCTACAGCTCTTGTCGCAGGATGAGGAAATGCTCCGATCACTCCACCTGTACCACTTAACATTTCTAAAGCACCTTTAAGCTTTTGGCCTTCATTGTAGTGTTGCATGCCTGCAAATGTTTGAGGACCACCTAAACCTGCACTTAATGCTGGAGCTGCATACTTAAGACCAGGAGTTTTGTTAATAAAATTATTCACTTCTCCAAGAGCTTCCATTGCTTTATCCGCATAAGGAACTTTTTCAGATAAAAATTGTTGAACAGTAGATGCAGATGGTGTCTTAGCTTTTAGTCTTTGCTCAATTTCAGCACGTTCAATTGCTAAATCATTTAATCGCTTTTGTAAATTAGTTACATTAGAGGGCACAGCTTTCTTCATTTTCTCTAATTCAGCTGCTGACTGAGCTGCAATCTTTTGGTGTGTATCTCTTAATTGCTGTGCTGCTATATAATTTCTAGCAGCTGCTGCTTTAGCAGCTTCTTGCTCTTTGGTCAGAATTGGTGCAACATCACCTTGACCTTGCACCCAAATGCCTGAATTTGTGAGGTTATACCCAGGCGGTCTGTCTTTAGCAAGCCTAGATAATTGGCCTGCTTCTGATACAGTAGTTTCTGCTGCGCCTGTTGGTGTTCCTGTAGCTGCTGATGTAGGAATCCACTTTTGACCTGCTCCTTCAGGAGGAATAGCATCTAACTGTTGTGCATGCTCGGTAGCTTGTGCTAACATGTCTTCTGCATTTTTTAATGCTTCTAACTTATCCATGTGTAACTGATGAGCAGTGTCAAATGTAGATGCATGCTCAGTTCTTGCCATGTCAAGTAAGTCTGCTGCTTTATTGTGCGCTGCAATTTTACCTGACAAAGCTTCTTGATCTTTAAGAAAATCAGGTGCTAGATTATATGGCTGAGGACCATACTTAGCAGCAGCTGTACCGACAGCAGCACCTCCTAATGCAGGACCTAAATAATCAGCAGGTGCGCCTGTAACAGTAACAGATGCATTAGATGATGGCTTGTCATAAGTAATATTACTGTATGGGCTATTATTAATCTTATCAGATGCATCAGGTGAAGTAATAGGCGTATCGCCTAATGTAACGGTATCATACGGATTGTATTGTTTTGTGTCTGCCATATTAACCTCTATTGTTCACCATAGAATTTGTTTACTTTTTCAATGTGTTCTCTGTGCCGTTGCGGCAAGTCTTTTAAGTATGTATCACTTAGAATAAATGCACGAGGATCGGCAGGTTGATTCTTTTGTAATGACTGTCTTTGAAAGTTAGTCCATTCATTTTGAGCATCTAGTAATGCTGCATTATCCACTTGACGCCTTGTTGCCCAACCACCAATAAACTTAGGCAGCTGATTCATATTAGCATTTAGTGCTGATAACTGTTGGTCTTGATAGTTAGTCACGCGTGATCCACCAAATGCCTTAGTCTTATTGGCAATAATGTTATTAATCACCTGTTGCGCAATGATCTGTTGTGCTTTAGCAGCAGCTACTTTTTGATCCGGACTTAAGTTTAAGTTCTGATATACTGGCTCAAAGTTTACACCAACACCAGCATGAATACTACCTGCAGTAACATTCATGCCTTCTTTAAACTGTTGAATAGCAACCTTCGTAGCTGCTTGAGCATAAGTTTCACCACCTTGCAATTGCAACGGTGCAAAGATCTTATTAGCATCAGGTCTAGCTGCAATCTTCTTCAGCTCATTTAAATCAGAGTTTGAAGCTGTTAAACTGTCAGTATCAATCTTACTTAATCCAGATGCCACTTCTGCTGCATCTTTAATTTGCGGTGCTTCAATTTCTTTCTTACGAGCATTAAACTGTTCTTGAGTTTCATCAGGGCGTTGTACTAATGTGCCACTAATTACTGTTGGCTTTGCTGCTGTTACAGAAGCAAGCTCCCAATGATTAGGATCTCGATCCGGCATAGGCTGTTTATAGCCATTGTCTTCTAACCATTGACGGCCTTGTGGTGTAAGACTCTTAGAATCAACATCCAATGCAGCACCTTTTTCATGCATACTGGTTCCTGGTTTAGCAACAGGTAGCCCATTTGGCTGAATTCCAGGAGTACCATTTGCCACACTATCAGCATATAACTTCTCATTAGAGCCAAGACCACGAATTACAGGAACGCCTGCATTCTTAGCAGCGATTGCAGGATCTTCTACTAAAGACTGTGCATTATTGCTATGAGGCCCAGGAATACCGAGCATATTTCTATATGCATCTATATTAGCAGTAAACTCTTTCTTTTGGTCTGGACTCATATTAGCAGTTGCTTTTGACATATCAACGCCTGAGTCAAGAAGTTTAATGGCATTTTCCATTTGCTTTTGCTCAACATCAATGCCTGCTTTTAAGGCAGCCCCTGCATCTTTGTCGTAATACATTAATGCTGCTAGTTGCTTACCATTGGCAAGACGGCTAATACCTGCAGGTACGTTGCCTGATTCTAATGACTGTCTTGCAGTGGATGGATCAGTCCCTAAAATACTGCCTAGAATCTTATTACCTTGCAGCTGTCTGCCAACTTGGTATTGCTTACCTAGAATCTCGGCTTTCATCTGTGCTACTGGTAATTCTTCTTGTCTTTGTCTTTCGACTTGTTGGCCTACTACATCAGCTGCATTTCCAATTGCTTCACCTGCATTTCCTGTGCGACCAGGTTTTAGCAATGCACCAGCCACACTAAACCAGTTCATTGGCTGGCTTGTACGTTGATTCAGAGTTTCATTAATTTTATTTAAGGCATCGATATATTTTGATGAATAGTCTTCATCTCCGCCAATTTCTGTAGGTACTGGAGCATCTTTTAATGCATTTAGTGGTGATGTTGCCATAACTTAACCTTTAATTAAATGCACAGCATGAATAATAACAAGCTATGTTACCGCCGGTAGGTGTCGGACCATAGTTACCGCATGCGCCTGAAACGGCATTCGGTGGAATGCAAGGAGTTGGGCCACATACGCCTGGCTGAGGATTAGTAGAATTGTTCTTACCAAATAAGTAATTTGATATAGAGCATACTGCTTTTGATGCGCCTGTGCCAATTGCTTTTCCAAGAGCTGTACAACTGATACCAGCTGCTAATGCTCCCATACCCGCAATTTGTTGTAATGGGGATGCTGCATAAGCACCAGGAATTGGGCCTGTATATGATGATGCAGATGATGTAGGCATTGTATAACCACGTAACAATGCCGACTCATTGGTTAGTTGCTGTAATGGAAATAATTGTTGATTCTGTGCAATGGTTTGTTGTTGAGCGCCTAATGTAGAAAGCGCATTCACGCAACCAATACCTAAATTCTGCTGTGTTGTAGCCAAGTTTTCAAGTGTATTAGCAGCTGCTAGCTTATTGGCTTGGCATTGCTGTAATGCTTGCTCTTGTAACTGTGTAATTCCTAAGTCTGCATTAGATAAATTTTGTGCTAATGCACCAGCACCTCTAGTCGATCCAAACTGTCCGGCGCCAACTATGCCTGCAGTTGTCTGTGGTGCCAAGTTCATAGCAATATTAGACTGACCATAATTACCAACAGCACATGCTAAATTGGTTCCTTTAACTTGATTAGCAGCACAAATTGCAGAATTTAATGTGGGTTGATAATTGCCTGCATTCTTAGCAACTTGGCAAAATGCTTGTTGCTGCAATGGCTGAGCACCAACGTACTGAGCATTTTGAGCAGCTTGCTGACCTTGACTTGCTAAATTACTTAAATAGCAAGTATAAAACTGAGGAGCAGCTGTTGCTGATGTCTGCGTAGTCGTAATATTAGGAAGGGCAGCCCCTTGAGTAAATGTGCCTCCTTGTGGTGATCCTGCAGTTACGCCAATACAAGGAACTGCAGGTGATGCTGATGGTAGTGCCATAATTAACCTTTCGAATGCCGTTTAAGCGCTTCTTTCATATATGCCAGTGGTGATGCTTTTGGTGGTATTTTGTCAGAAGCTGCTGATCGTTTATGCTCACGTAAAGACTCTCTAAAATGGTCTAAAAGTTTGGCGCCAGCATCACTAGAACCGTTACCCAAAGCAGCAACAGTATCGGCGTCAAAAACATACTCACCGTCAGCCAGCATAGCAGGGATATCGTCAGATTGTCCATCACCTTTGCCTTTTACATAATGCCCAGTGGCACCAGTAATGAATTCTGGTACATGTTCTCTATGTTCACCATTCTCTTCATGCTGTGCGCCACCTGCTTTTTGTCCACTGAGTAATTTTAATCCGGAATTCATAAGCGCGCCAGATCTATTTCTTTGATTCTGATCTTGGAATCTTTGGAGAATGTCGGCCTGACTACCACCTTCTGCAGCTACTGGATAACCCGGTGAAGGGTTCGATGTACCTAGACCGCCTAGCATTGTTTGATATAAAGCAGCATACGGATTAGGCTGTGCTGATGCACTCATAGCTTGAGTAGGCATACCAGTAGGATCGCCTACTCGTAAGTTTGTAGCTGCTAATGTCTGAGGTGCAGTAGCTGATTGAGACTCAGGTGTTCCGTTTAAATTCTCTAACTGTGTCAATGGTTTAAGAATATTTGCATTTGTGTTATAAACAGGAGCAGCTGCTAATCCGGCACTCTGTAATGGAGTAGGTAAAGCACCACCGCCACCTGAAGATCCACTTCCTGAAGATCCACCAACCATGCTTGCACCTGATGAAGTCAGAGCACTTCCTACATTGGACTGTGCTTTTGCGCCTCTACTAGGTGCACAAGGTGAAAATAAGCCTGCAAGAACTTGTTTGCCTAGCGTTGTAGCAGCAGTTGTACCTGCAGCTTTTAATGCAGCTTGTGCAGCAGCACATGTTCCACTGGCATTATATGGTCCACAATAAGGAGCACTATAACAGTGAACAGGAGCAGGCTGACATGTAGGAGGTGTAGGTGTGCATGTAGGAGGTTCAGGTGCACAAGGTACTGCACCACAACCTGGAGTACTTGTAGGCCCACAACTAGGCCCACAGAAAGGATTTAAACAGCCAATACAACAAGGTAGTAAACAGCTAATACCTGGCATGCACACACCTACAACGCAATCAACAATACAGCTAACAATAGGTACACAAACGACGCAACTCATAATTTACTCCGTAATAAGATATGTTGTTTCAAAAAGACTTGCGCCTATTCTTTCCAATATCGGACTAAAGTCCATAAATGGTTTTACATGTAAAAATATTCTAGAAGGTTTTCTCTTCTTAATTTCTTCTACAGACCATTTAATAAACTTCATTCCTAATATGCCTTTTCTATAATCAGATCTTAAAAATAAAGCATTTGAATTTGCAACAAGAGTGTCAGAAAATTGCATTGGCTTATTAATAATCCATGTACTATAACCAATCATTTTGCCGTCATCTCTCACTGTATGTATTTCCAAAATATCTTTATCATATAACTGACTATATGCTTTTAAATTTAATTTTAACTGCATCACTTCTTTTTGCGTTACTAGTTCTTCATAATGCTGAAGAATTAACTCATTTGCTTCTTGTTCCCATATGCTAAATGTTTCAACTTGTTCTTTCTGAAATGTAATCATTTTCCTAATATTTGTGCATGTACTTTACCATCAGGCTCCCCAGTCCAATTTAACACTACTGAATCAGGCTCTTTTTCTTTCCAATGCTCAAAACTTAAAAATGCACCGCCTTCTTTAAATGTTCTAACAGAATGTAGCATACCATCAGGTGCATCGGCAGACTTACCTAATAGCATATGTGCCCCGTTCTCTTTAGCTTTTTGAAATTCAGACAAATCAGGAAATGTTCCATCTTCTAGTCCAAATTCTAGATTGCCGCCTAAATAAATAAAAGTAGAATCTACTCCTGGGTGAGAATGAAATGGAGCAGTACTATTAGGTTTAAGTATGTACAGCTCAATTTGAAATGCATCTTCTCTATATAAACAAAGAGAATAAGCTAAATCTGTAATAAATGATGCTTGATCAAACGGAGGACGTAATGGTCGACTCTTTAACCACCATTGTTTAAATTCAGTAACATTAGACCACATGATTAACCTCTATTGTTTTTGCATGCATTGGTCCTACATATTCACCTTCCCAGTGCGTAGTTACTGATGATGGATTGTCTTTTAACCAATGCTCAAAAATTAAAAATGAGCCGCCTCTTGATCCAGTTTTCAATGCATGAGGTGTTCCATTGTTCTTATCAGCAGTCTTTCCTAATAGCATATGCGACCTATCTTGTTTCGGGTATTGATATGCGGATAAATCAGCAAAATTACCTTGGCTGTCTGAAAAAGATAAGTCACCTGTTAAATACATAGATATTGATTCTACATTTGGATGACTGTGCATTGGAGACTCAGTATTAGGTTTACATACATATAGCTCTACTTGATATTGTCCTTCTCTGTATAAGCACAAAGAATATGCAATGTCAGTTGTATGAATACAATTCTTAAATGGAGGACGAAACGGTCTTCCTGACTTAATCCACCAATCTTTAAATTGTTCTACAGTTTTAGCCATTATAAAATGATTGCCAATTTTGAAGGACTTTGTGGAGATCTCATAACATGAGCATGATTTGACTGTAAAGCTTGCATTACTTTAGGGTTCTTAGAAGATGTATGAAGCACTTTAATTCCGTGCTTTCTAGCTAAGTCTAAAAAATACTTAATTGCGCTGGATAAAACCAATGGCGCATCGATTGTAATAAAGTGCACGTCGGCATTATGATCATCAATTCTTTTTAAGTACATTAATGTATCATGCTTTTGTAGTAAATTAGCATCATGCTCATGTATATGCTTTCTTAGCTTGGCTAAGATTACATTAGAGTTCATGCCTTTACGGCCAGTTTCATACGCGATAATTTGTTCTGGTGTCATTTTAAAGTTGCCTTGTATCTACATTCATAATACCTACTAATGATTCAGCCCATTGATACCATTCATCAAAACCTCTTGGATCAGGTACAGCAGAGTTTACAAAATATCCAATACCTTGCATACCATCTGCCCAGTCTCTCCATTTATCTTCAGACACTGTGCCTAGCTGATTTGCTGCAAACAAATCAGCCATTCTGGAACACCAATAGTCCCATGTTAGTCCGCGTGGATCATAGACTACCATTATGGGTTACCTGTAGAGCGTTCATCACCAATATCAGCGCTTAATAGAACATTACCTAGCTGATAGTTTCCGCCTTCTGTATTACTTGTAAAGCGAAGTCTCATTTCACGTCTTTGTTCACGCATATCAATCTTTAAAGTGTCAGGATCAAATGTATAAGGCGCAGTGGTAATATCTGTATCATCTGCATAGCCTCTACCTGTGACTGTTACACTCATTTGTCCAGATTGTACAAAGTCAGGTTCTATACGTTCTAAGCGAATCCATTTATTTGGTCCTGTTATGGATGCTTGCCCAGGACCACCTCTTACCCAACCAATACTATTTGTTTCAAAATACGATTCAACAGCATTTACTGTGCTTAAAAAGATTTCATCAGTGCCAATTTCATGCTGCCATAATGTGTATGTACCTGCAATATTCTGCACATTCTCTGCCCAAATAGGATAACGGAATACTTCAGAGAACACACCTGCTGATCGATTTGCTGCAGGAGCAAAACCAGCATCATACCAAGTCTTTTCACGTACATTATAGATAATGGCATTGTTACACTCGGTAGAATCACCTGCAGGATAGAACCACCAGATCTCACCCCAACGAGGAATCTTCATTGCCCAAACTTTTTGTCGCTGCGTATAGTTCAAGTTATCAAAGAAATAGTTTTGATTTGTAGTGTTAGGAATTTCTTGTACAACACCGTTATACATTAAGAATCGATCTACACCACACCAATAGAATATACCATCATACTCAATAACACAAGAACTAGACATAATGGATGTCTGTGTGCTAATAATGTCATAACGCCAATACAATACAGATGATCCTACAGTGGTAGGACTATATGACACACGTGTAAGCTGATCAAGTGACCAGAATAAACCAGAAGGCGATGTAGTTCCGCCTCTAAGTGCCATGCCTTTAACTACTTTTGTGCTTGACACATTGTTTGAGTTAGCATCAGCACCTGTCCAGTTTGTAAAGTCACCTGCTGAGTTATTTTGAATTAAGCCATTGTTTCCATACACAAAAAGGTATGGATAAATCATGCAAGCTCCGCCTGACACAGAGATATTATTATCAAATGTCAATGTTTGTGTACCTGAACCACCGCCACTACTTAAAGTCACAGTGGTAGTAGAACCTGTAATCGATACTAGTGTCACTACCGTATTTGCAGGTAAGCTAGCACCTGTTACTGTCTGACCTAGTCCGATTTTATAGTTGGCAGAGCTAATAACAAATGATGTACCAGTTAATGTTCCAGTGGCTGTAAAGACGCCAACTTTGGACAAAGCTCCATATGGAAAATCACCTGACAGTACAGGGACGTTAATAGTGCTATCAATATCAGTTAGATTTTGACCTGGGTGTGCAACCACTTGAAGCTGACCTGATCCATTAGAGTTATAACCAATATCAAACTGCCATAAGTTATTCTCATTTGCTGTAAAGTTATTTAATGTAATATTAATCGGGCCTGAGCCTACACCATCATCATTATCAGTTTGCCAAGCTTGTAAATAATTTTGTGAACCTGAATAGACATAGTTTAGACCTTGCTGTGATTGCATGGTCATACCACGACTTACTTCAAGCGCGCTTAAAAAGATGCCTTTGTACCCACCTATCTTACGAGGACGACCGCGCTGAAATCTGACCCATTGCCCATCAACGTACATCGGTGAGTCAAACTGAGTACCATCTCGCTGAATTCCTGCAGGAATATTGAGGGAAATAACATTAGTGGTCAAAATGTCCCTCCACTAATGCCATTAAATACATGTAATCCGGTAGAGTCTAAATACCCAGCTTCTGTATTTCCAATAACAAAACCTAATGTTCCAGTAGACGGTAAATAAATACCAGTATTTAGATCGCCGGTAAACTTCAAAGAAGGAACTGCCGTAGAGCCATTGCCTAAAGTCAATGAAGTGATTGAGCTAACTGCTCCTGAAGTCGCATTATAAACATTAGTACCATCACAAATTAGAATCACACTAGTTGATTGAGGCACAGTAACAGTTGCACCACCGACTGATACAGTTTTAAATGTTAAGTTAAATGAGCCAGTTGTATTATTGGTAACTGAATATAGCTGAACAGTAGAAGGTAGAATAATAATTTGATTTGATGTTAAGTTACCGCTAAACTCTTGAATTAAGTTAGATGCTTGTGCATTAGTCTCAGTCAGTGTTCCACCGGAGACTACAAGTGCTAACTGTGTAAATGCAAACTGAGTAGCTTGTCCGTAACCAAAGCTGTTAAATCCCGAACCATTACACACAACCACAAATGACTCAGAAATTTGTAATTGCTTAGATGTATTACCATCTATTGTGTCAGTACCTTGCAATCCAATGTTCAGAATTCCTGTACCGTCATTGGCAATCATCACAAACCAGCCATTGCCAACAGATGCTGAAGGAGGAAGTGTTATGGTTCCTGCACCACTTGACCAAACTACAAACTCAGCTCGATTAGTGGCATCAAGAGTCTGATTTGCATAATAGTTGGTCGTAACATACTGCTGATTCAGCGTTGTTGTAATAGGATATAGACCATATCCAGAAAGAGCTGAAGCATTAGCAGATGATGTGCCTGCACCAAAAGTAATAGTTGCCCATGTACCATTGGAGGTTGTATTATCGGTTAAGTAGATGTATTCTGCAATGCCAGAAGCAATGTTAATAATGGTTCCGCCACTATTATTTGTGACAGTAAATGAGTTTGACCCAATATTACGAATAATAACAGCTTCACCTACAGAGACTTGAGTAGCTACTGGCAGCAACAAATCTAAACCACCTATAGTGGCAGTTACTTCTATAATATTTGCAGTCGTAAGTGAAGAACTTGTACCATTTATAGGCCACTGTAATGTGGTGTTTGTTGATATGGTTAATGATTCATAAGATACCTGAGCAGGTGATACAGTCTGCCCAGTGAATGGATTTGTATATGTGGTCATAATTAACTATCCTGAGCAATTGCTTGACGGTCAGCAATACGAAGCTGATCTTCCAACTTGAGAGCTTGCATTCCTTCAGTATATTTCTGTTGAAATATTTGTCTTTGGTCATTCTTTAAAAATGGCATTGCTTGAAGCAGCGTACCATATAGCATCACATTTGGTGCATTCTGTGTGATCCAGTTTGTCTGGTTTGATGAAGACAAAGGCGGAATCCTCTCATAGTAAAGAACTTCAAATGTGTATGCCTGATCAGGCGTAGGAGCGACTAACCAGTTGTCATAATTATAATCACAATAGTATAAAGGAACACTAGTTGCGCCACTAGTTGGGGCATAATTTCTTAAATATTCATACTTACGAAGATATACAGGCTGCTTCACACCTGCATTGGTAATGTTAAACGATGTGGTTTTTCTCCATCTTGCTGGCTTAGGAATAACAGGATTACCTGCATTCATAGTACTTTCTACTACACTTAATTGACCAAGTGTTTTGATTTCTTGTGCAATTTCAAACTCAGCCAGCATAATGAACTGAGGAATCTGATTAACAACAGCTGTATCATTCCGCTCTAAGTACTGAGTGACATCAGTAATTAGACTATTGTAAGTCATTGCCGCTGCTGCGGTACATGCGGGAGTACAGGAGGTAGCCATTTTTTATCCTAACATATTACTAGCATTAACACGAGCTTCATCAACTCGTTTTAACCAACCATTGCCAAAAGTAGCAAAAGTCGGTAATGATTCATAAAACTGCTTCTTAGCATCTGAGAACCTAGCAATTAGTTCTGTTTTATCCATGACATCAATGGTCTGAATTGTGACAGGGCCAACAGCACCATCTTCAGGCAGACCAAGAGCTCTTTGTAGTATTTTGACAGACCGCCCTGGGCCTGAGTTTACTGCAAAATCAAATACAAGGTAGTCAATGCCAGAAGGTAAGTCATCGCATTTACAAGCATCCCAATATTTCTTTTCATATAAAGGGGCAACATCATCTCTTGTAAGAGATCGCATTTCTTTTTCATTAGTGTTTCTGCCTTTAAAGCTTGCCCATGTGTTTGCAGTTACGCCTAAGTTGGTCATGCCGCCTGGGTCTTTTGGGTTGTTAACAAACCCACCTTCTGACTTAAGCACTAAGTCTAATGAATGATCAAAGTTCTCGGTCATTTAGTCACCATTAAAGCATTATATTTATTAATCACATCATTCCGCTCTATTTCTGAGGTTTGGCATTGTCTTGCAAATCCGATAAGAACTTCTGCATCTGATTCAAGTAATCTGAGTCCTTGATTTGATATTGCAAGGGAGGTGGGTTTACCATCTGCGGTGTGGGTGTTCCGCAAGCCTCTAAGCTCAGCAATAGCGTCATCATAACGAGTTTGGAGGTCATCTTTGTCCTTTTGTGTTTGTTGGCTAATCATAGCTTGGTCATTGACCACTTTATTTTGTACTTCAACCACATGCTGCACAGCTTCTAACTTTTCTTTTTCAGAATAATAGCCATCAACTCTATGAGTAATGAATGCAGTGCCAAGTGCTATGGCAATATAGATATAAGTGGAAATAGGTAGCGGAAACATTATTTTTTCGTAGTAATAGTGTCAGAACCTTTAGTAACTGTTACTTTATCTCCATCAACGCTTACTGACATTGGAGGTTCTTTTTCAGCAAGATGATCTAAACGCTGAATAAGTTGTTGTATAACTTGAAACTCTGGCTTTTCTTCTTTTTCGGTAGTACCAGCAACACCATTCATCATATTGATAATAGCCATTAATGCACTACCAGCCATACCAATAACTGCGGCAATTTTTGCTGAATCTAAAAAAATACTTGCACCAACAGAAATAAGAATAATTGCAGTAATATAAGCAAGACCATTTTTGCCTATTGATTTACCAGCAACTTCTTTTGCAGTTTCCAATTGATTATCCATTACTATCTCCAGGTTCTGAGTTTTGTTTCATAGCTACAGCAGCCCCACCAGCTCCAGAGACAATGCCTAAAGCTTCTGCAAACTCTGTTAAGCTGATAGACTTGGCTTGAAGTACTTCATATGCAGCAATACAGATAACCGCTATAAACCCAATTAACCAAGTCCAACGACCAATGTCATGAGTTTTATTGTCTTTACCTGTAACAAGATGAGTTAAGAATTCAGGCATTATCCACCTATAAACTTTTCTAACATTTTAGCTGCAAAGTTAGGGCCTAACAGGACAGCAGCAATGACTGCGTATAAAAGATATTCAATTTTTTGCATACGTTTAACACCTTTAGCAAGTGCATCTTGAATACCTTCATAGCGCTCCGCACAAACAGCTTCATGGACCATTAGACGCTTGTCTGTTTCGTTAATTTGTAGTTCTATTGGATCCATGATAAACACTTTATTCAGCTGCAGGTGCGCAAGTAGTTGGTGCTGGAGTGATTGTTACTTCAGATGTATTGTCTTCAGGTAACGTTACTGTTATCTCAGGTGCTGATACAGGTTCCGGCGTTGGTTCTGGTGTTGCATCCGCTGCAGGTGCGCAAACTGGAACCAAAGTAACAGGTGCTGGCACAGGAGTAGTAACAGTCAATGGTGCAGGAGGTGGCACTACTGCATCAGTCACCGGTTGATACTTTGTATATAAATGGTCAATAAACTTTTGAATTTCTTCTTTGGCTTTTGATTCAAAGTTTTCCAAATGTGCTTCAATTTCTTTTAAGAATTGCATGATTACTCCTTAGTAGCTTTAATAGTGATTAGGGATTCTTCTTTATTGATTTCCATATAGCCATAACCGCAGAGAGACCAGTCTTCACCAGTTCTTTCATCGTGGACAGGAACTTCAATTTTGATATGCTTGCATAAAAATTCTTTACCATTTTCAAATACTCTCCATACATGTTCAATTGTTCCTCTGCCTGGTTGTCCTCGTGTTTTGTTGTATCTGACCAAGTACTTGTTCATCATACAATTGTCACCTCTTGCTGAGGAGGCGCTTGTTGCACAGACAGATTCATATGAATAAACTTAAATGGTTTATCATTGTTATGCCGTGAAAAAGAATGTGCTAACCAAGCATTGGTTAAATACAATTTACCAACTTCAGGTTTAAAACTAATATGAGCAGATGCCATACTGATCTTAGAAGGATCCGCTTCTACCATTCCTAATAAGTTCTTACCTACTCGAGGATCAGTAAAGATCATATGCGAACTATTTTCTGGGCAATCTAGAAAATAAAAGCCTACAATTTGCACACCATCATTATGAGCATGCTCTTCCATATTTGATGTTTTATGATGCTCTTGTCCCCACATAGAATGGAAATAAGTAATCTTATCGTCCATCTTATAGCCTTGTGAGTTCAGCACATTCCATGCGGTAGATGCAATATAAGTGCTGAAATCATTTAATCGTGGATCCATATACAAATTTCCTGTCATATAGACAGGATAGAGTGCATTGATTTCTTTTAACTGCTGTTGTTTTTTAATTGCTTCATCAAAAACAGCAAGCACTGACGGTAAAAAGTCAGGCTTGCTGATACTATAAACAGCAGTGGCAAAATGCGCTGAAGTTTCTAAGTTATCTTGCATTATTGAACTGCAGGAGCAGGCTCTGAGGCTACTACATCAGTGGGAACTTCAACAGCTTTAGCCAATGACTCTTCAAGCAATTTAAAGAAGGCTTGTTTGCCTACTTGCATTTGGTCAAGGTTAAAAGCGGTTGAACTAATCTTGCGGTCAAGGTCAATACAATGATTGAACAGCGTTTGTTGCTCCGCTGTTAAGTCCTCATATTGATACTCTTTGTCGTTAATGGTAATGGGGGTCTTTTTGTCGTTTCCCATGTCATTCTCCTAAATGTGCCGTCAAAAAGGGCTGACGGCTTGCCCTAAATTATGCAGCGGGTGTTGGTGTTGCTTGTGTTGCCCAAGGCAGCGGTGTGTTAGATGGTGAAATGGGCGGTGTCACCATTGATGCAATTTGTCCGTCAATATTGGCATAGTAGTTAGCCTGATTGTCAGTAGCTTCGTTAATCCAACCCAATACGATTTGCTCGGTGAGGTTAGCGTAAGGAATAAAGCCTGACTCTTTAGCTTCTTGGGCAAATTGGATATTGCCGTCAATAGAAGCGGTATGAGTGCCGTCTGTGCCAGATACAGTAAATAACACATTAACCACATAATCGGGGTCAGGTGTATTAAGGGTAAACATATTGGTAATAGTTGTTGTGTAAGTTGTTGCCATTTTTATGCTCCTAATTGTGCTTCTAAAGCGGTTACTTTTGCGTTGAGTTCTTGAATAGCTTTAATCATTGCTGGAACTAAAGCTGACGCATCCACTTGCCAAGGTTTATCAATAGAACCATCTTCATTATCAATTCCTTGTGTTACAGCTTCAGGTGCAACATCATTTAATTCTTGAGCAATAAGTCCAAAATCAACTTGTTGTTTATTTGAAATCCAGTCAAAACTGCGAATTTTTACATTTGCTAATTTTGCCAAGCCTGAACCAGCATCAACAATATTTTCTTTTAATCGTTGGTCAGAAGTTGCGTTGTAAAGTGTATTTGTTCCGTTGTAAGTAATAGAACCAACAGCACTAAATGTTGCTCCTGAACCAAAATAATGCAAATATCTTGTTCCAGATGTTCCTTGATTCCATGCTGTAAAACATTGAATTGCTGATGTTGCTGATGTTGAAGAAATGCCAGCACCACTACCAAAAACACCATTAACAAAGAAGGCACCATTACCATCAATTACCATTCTAGGATTACCATCACCATCAGATAACACAATGTAGTTACTTGCTGTACGGATGTCTAGACCGCCTTGGTTGCCTGTATAAGCACCAAGAATTGTATTTTTAGAACCAGTTGAAACTAAATAACCAGAACCTACACCAATAAATGTGTTGTATTGTCCAGTTGTTTGTTGTCCAGCAAAATAACCAACGCCTGTATTTGAAATACTTGTAGTATTACTATAAAAGGCTTGATAACCTACTGCTGTGTTGTTAGATGCGGTGGTGTTGTTTCCAAGTGCTGAATGACCAAGGGCAGTATTATAGCTACCAGTTGTATAAGCACTAGCAAAATAACCTAATGAACCATAACCAATAGCTGTCGAATATGAACCAGTTGTAAGTCCATAACCAGCAGCTAAACCAACTGCCGTATTTTGTGTGCCAGTAGTATTGCTATAACCAGCCTGATAACCTACTGCTGTGTTATTAGATGCGGTGGTGTTTGAAACTAATGCTGCGTAACCTATTGCAGTATTGTTTGCACCAGTTGAATTTGTATATAAAGCGCCATTACCAAATGCGCTGTTGTTTGCACCAGTTGTAGAATATGCTGACTGATATCCTACTGCTGTATTTGCGTTTGATGTGCTATTTGTATATAAAGCACCTAAACCAATTGCAGTATTTTGTGTGCCTGTTGTGTTGGAGTACCCAGCCTGATAACCTACTGCTGTGTTATTAGAGGCGGTGGTGTTGTTATATAAAGCCTGAATTCCTAAAGCAACATTATAAGAACCTGTTGTACTGAAATTCATTGCATTTAAACCCATTGCAATGTTGTATGAGCCAGTTGTGTTAGCTGGCATAGCTCCAGCACCAAAAGCAGAGTTTTGTGTTCCGCTAGTGTTTGCTTTTAAAGCCGTGTAACCAAAAGCGGTATTATAGTTTCCAGTATTTGCATAAAGAGCCTGATAGCCAAAAGCATCAACAGATGAGCCTGTAGTATTGCTGTAAGCTGCTTGATAACCTACTGCTGTGTTATTAGATGCGGTGGTGTTGGCTTGTAGTGCAGAATAACCTAAAGCAGTATTATTTGCACCAGTTGTATTAGCAACTAAAGATTGATAACCTAAAGCAGCATTACTACCACCAGTTGTAGTATTTCCAAGAGAGCTTGTTCCTACGCCTGTGTTTCCACCGCCAGTTGTGTTTCCTCCAAGTGCGCTTGTTCCAACTCCTACATTATTTCCACCAGAAGTTGTAGCTAAACCAGCATTACCACCAACAAAAGTATTATAATCAGCAGTTGAAGCTTTTCCAGCTTGATAACCAATAGCAACTAAATAAGAACCTGTTTGATTGCCGTATCCTGCTTGAAAACCAACGGCTGTATTGTTTCCAGCAGTAATATTACTATACCCAGCTTGATAACCTACTGCGGTGTTATTAGATGCGGTGGTGTTTGAACCCAATGCTCCACCACCTATTGCAATGTTAAATGAACCCGTAGTATTTGTATAAAATGCGTAACCTAATACTGTGTTATCAATACCAGTAGTGGTGGCTGAACCAGCAGAATGACCTACAAAAGTAGATGCGTAGTTATCAGAAGCGGTGTTAAAAGACCTACCAGCAACATAACCAATAGCTGTTAAATTACCGCCTGTAGTATTTACAAACCCAGCTTGATAACCGACAACAGTTAATCTAGTTCCAGTTGTAGTTGATTGACCCGCACCACTACCAACGGCAGTATTTGTAGAGCCTGTTGTGTTTGAGGCAAGTGCGCTATTGCCTAACGCTGTATTTGTACTTACACTTCCAGCACCCTTACCAACAGTAAGACCTGATATAGAAGCATCATTAGCTAATGTTAAGTTGGTTCCGTTAAAGGTCATGTTGGCAGAACCAGCCAATGAGCCGCTAGAGTTGTATTGAACTTGGGTGTTAGAGCCACCTGCAATACCTGCTCCACCTGCTCCAGCTAAAACTGCAATAGCAGAACCAGTGTTGTAGTAAAGTTTTCCGTCGGTGCTGTTTAGTCCCAGCTCACCAACAGCAAGATTCCCAGTAGTCGGAGTTGCCGACGCTGTTGTGCTGTGAAACAGAATAATGGGTGTATAACCTGTCTGTGCCATATTTAATCCTTTTGAGTCATTATATCTTTAAACATTAAAAAGTACCCCCATTGATACCACCTGTAATAGCAGTATTGGTGGCATTGTAAGTAAGACCTGTACTAGTATACTGAGGCTGATTTCCGGTAGCAGCACTCGCATAAGTAATGTAATTCGTAGCACCTGACCCAGCCGTTAGTGCAAGGTTCGTGGCATTTGTTGCATTTGTTGCATTAGTCACTGCTGTTGTGCCAATTACTGATACTACTTGAGCAGCGGTTGCAGCGGTAAATGCAGAAGTGCCATTTCCGTAAGCAAGACCTGTAAGAGTTACAACCCCTGTTCCTCCATTGCCAACTACTAAAGTACCGCCAAGAGTAATTGCACCTGAAGTCGCAGTCGCTGGAGTCAATCCAGTTGTACCACCACTGAATGTAGTCACAGCCACACCACTCAATGTTGACCATTGAGGAGCTGTACCTGATGAAGTCAGAATCTGACCGTTGGTACCGATTGCTAAAGTGTTATACGCGGAAGTGCCATTTCCGTAAACTAATGATCCCGCAGTCAAGCTGGTTAAACCTGTGCCACCGTTAGCTACTGGAGTCGTGCCGAGTAATGACAAAAGTTGAGCAGTAGTAGCTGCGGTAGCATAACCAGTAGTATTGTTAGCATAAACAAAACCAGTCAAACCCCCGATTTGAAGGTTAGTAGTGATTAGGTTTGTAAATGATTCAGTGGTTGAGCCAGGAATCTTCTGCCATGCGCCGTTACTGAATATTGCCCAGTCACCAATGTTCCAGCCTGATACGCCGTTTAAAGTAGTGTTACCAGCAGTCGTTACAACGTAGTAATAACCAGACGTACCCACGCTAGAAGTCAAAGTAGGACTATTGGTGTTGGCGTTCCATGTACCTTGATAGGCGGGAGCATTGCTAGCTTGAGTGCTGATTGAAGTTACTTGACCTTGGGCATTAACTGTCAAAACAGGAATGACGGAAGATGAGCCGTATGTACCGGCTGTAACGCCACTATTTGCAATTGCAATAGTAACCGGTGATGAACCGTTAAAGCTCGTACCAGACAACCCTGTGCCTATTGTTAATGCATTTGTTGTTGATGCGGTAACTGTTGTAGAGCCACCCAAACTGACCGCATTTCCATTAATAGTGATTGAACTATTGGTCAATCCACTATTCGGAATATTAGTAAACGTATTTGTGGAGCCACTGATTGACTTATTGGTCAATGTTTGAGTGCCAGTCAAAGTAGCAACAGTACTATCAATACTGATTGTTCTAGCTACAGAACCATCGTATGTGGTTCCAGAATTTAGTTGCAAACCAGTGCTAACAGTTAATGGGTTTGTAGCAGTTGCAGTAATGGTTCCGCTAGCACCTAAAGCAACTGTTACACCATTGTATGTGACTTGTGGGTTTGCAATCTGAGCATTTGTAACCGTGCCGCTTAAAGCAGTTGTGGGAATTGTGGTTGATGCAGTCATGGCAGATATGCCATTTCCATACACATAACCAGTTAAGGTGGTTGCCCCTGTACCGCCATTAGCAACATTTAATGTACCACCAAGGACGATAGCACCAGTACTTGCAAAATTAGGAGTAAAACCAGTAGTGCCTGCACTAAAACTTGAAACACCAGCACCAGAAATAATGGTTCCCCAATTACTGTTTGCATAAGCTTCTAAAGAGTTTAAGTCTGTATTGTAACGAAGCATTCCGTTGACAGGGCTTGCCGCTCTTGCTGCAGTTCCTCCACTAGGCACAGTGACACTAGCTGCACCAGGAAGCACAGGATTGCTTGCTAAACCTATGATCGGATTGGTATTTCCGTTTAATACAGAAATCTGATTGGTTGTTCCTGCAACAGTAGCTACTGAAATTGTAGTTCCGTTGGTCTGTAATAATCCTGTACCGGAAGTAGTTGCAAGAGCTTGTACTAATCCCGTAAGTGCAAATGTAGGATTGCCACTGACACCATTACCATTTGAAATACTAAGACCTGAACCAGATGCAGTTAGTGTTCTACTAGCAACTGTTGAGCCTGTGTTCTTAACTATGATGCCTTGAGAGGCATTCTCTAAACTGCCTGATACTCCATTCAAGAAGATATTGTAAATGCCTCCAGAACCTCCGTCAGAGGATCCTAGGCCTAATCCTGTACCGATGTATCGACTATTTGGAAGAGTGGGCTGAGCAGTAACAGTTAAGAAAGTTTGAGTTAAAGACGGACTAGCAGTAATTGCACTAACAGTAGTCTGTACCGTTTGTCCATTTTGGACTATTGGTACTAACTCAGAGCCAGTAATGGCAGTCTGTGCTGGTGGAAGCTGCGAGATTCTTATATTTGCCATAATTAGGGACTCAAATTGTCGAGGTTTCCGCTTATTGTATCCTCTGACTGCTCAGGTGCAATTCCCCACTCACCAGCAGTAGACGGAAGTGTTGGATCTTGATTTACATCATTTACAATATTAGGATCAGTTGTTAATGCATCATTATCTGGATTAAGCGGTGCATCAGGACGTGGAAACCGAATCGAGATCTTTTCAGGCTGTCTTGCAGGCAGTCTATAGGGATCACGCTCATCATTGCAACCAAAATTACATACTCTTAACCCAGGAATATTTCTATCATTACTAATATCATCATAGGCACGTTTCATCTTACACCTATCGCAGATAGCGATACTGAGTACTGTATTGCCACGAGTGTCTAACCAGATGCTCATTTTGTATAAGGACTTATGTTAGGTGCAAAGTAAATAGGAGACTTGTCACGCTCTTCTTGCTCAGCCATCATCCAGTATTTTTCAGCTTGCTGTTCACAATACACAATTCTTGTAGGCTCTACATTTGGTAATTCCATAGCCATTTGATGAGCTAGCATATTCTGTACTGCTAAGTACCATCTTTGAGGAATCTCAATAGATCCAGATAAAGCGCCTACATCTTGAATATATCTGTGAGCCCAAACTACGATTTGTGGCGAATAGATTTGAGGTGCAGGCCATAAGTACATAGCAGGTTGAGGAATATTCCTGTCAAACCAGTATTGCAAAGGGTAGTTATTAGTAAAATTTTTGTTCGGCAAGTTGGTGTAATCATCACGATTCATTCTAGCCATTGGAATTTCAGTAGCGTTGGATCCAAACACTACTTGATATACACCCATATTAATACCAGATGTCTGCTGAATTCTCCAATATGGAACATTAGCAGAAGGATCAAGGTCATAATACAGCCATGTCCCTGAGACCCAGTTCGTGGCACCAGGGCTATACGCAGTTGTCCAGTTGGTGCCATCATTTGAGTATTGAATCTGTATTGTTACAGACCCACTGACAGCAGGTAAAATACCTACAGTTCCAATATAGACATTCTGCCCAGATCCGTTGTTAATTCCAATAGAGCTTGTGTTATTTGTACATTGGCAAATATTGGTGTACTGACCATCAAATGCATATGAGCCATTACCAGTGGTGGAATATCCGCCTGTAGTGTTCTGAGTAACAGTTCGATAGTTGGCATTTAGCACGTCAACTACCCCTGTATTCAGATAGTACTGATAATGATCAGGAATTAATCCAAGTACATACTTTTGAATGCACCAATACTGAATACCTCTATTTGCCAGATTTGACAATAGATAGTACAGACTCTGAGTAGCAGCATTGACTTGCTCAACTGTCAAGTCTTCTGCTAATTTACCTGCTCGCCGAGCACCACTATCAATAAGTTGTTGAACAGTGATAACGGTTTGGCTTACTGTTCCGCTTGTACTCATTACCACCCTTTTATGTTGTGCTTTTTAGGTTTACCACCGTCTTTACAATGCCAACTTTTCAAGGATGCTGCTTTTCGTGTAGGCCGTCCTTTTTCATCTTTCATAGGACCTTTCATGCCTGACATTCTGGCACAAAATGAATCATGTCTAGGACCACTTGCTTGTGGCGGTTTTAAATGACTACCTGTTTCACGATTCACTTTTGCTCGACCTTTTGCAGTAAGGCCAGCACCTTGATTAGTAGGCTTCTTTTCACCGCGTTTAATAGACAACTTAACATCACCGCCATGAGCCATCTTCTTAGACTGTGAATGCTTTAAATCATAATCTGTTGGAGCACCTTTACTTCCGGGCTTTCTCATATGCTCACCAGAACCATGCTTAATCCGTTCTTGCTTAGCATGAATATTTGCCCATAAACCAGGTAGTTTGCCACCGTCTTTCTTCTTAACAGACCGTTTTACAGAATAAGCAATGGCAACTGCTTGTTTTACAGGTTTACCTGCATGCACTTCTGCAGCTACATTCTTACTAAATGCTTTTGGGGATTTAGATTTGATGAGTGGCATGATTATGGGAATGCTGGGTTAACGTTATTGTTATTTGCAATTAATTTACCTGTGACGATTACTCCAGCAGCAATTGTTCCTGTACTAGTAATTAACTGCCATTGAATATCTGTCTTTTCACTATATGCAAATGGGTCTGATGCACGTGATGCCGTATAAATTGAAACAAATGGTTGTTGTAATACAGTTAGCTTCACACCAGTTACATTATTAATTGCCTGAACTTTATACGTAATAATTGTACTTCCTGTATAGCTATTTGAAGTATTTACTTCAGCTAAATCTAAATAAAATGTATAACCGGCAGGAACAGTGTATATCGTACTTTGTGACTTACCTATACCTGCATTAATTTGTGCAACTATGTTAGAAGATTGCTTAAGAGTAATTGTACCTACATTGGTCGTTTGACCTGTGCCGGGTGACGTCATTAGCAAACTATTGACTCTAAAATAGCTATTAACTGTCGTAACACCAGCAGTACCGTTTAGCGCCAAAGTTTCAGAAATTGGATTAAAGCTTGAATCCAATCCACTAATAAATATTTTAGCACTTGTATCATCAGATGCTGACGTACTTACAAGCGTTAAAGTAGATGCTGATGTAATGTATGTATAAGTTGATGCATTTTCCCAAATAGGAATTGATGTTGTAGTTACTGATGACTGATAACCAAACAAACTTACCACACTATGGCCCATAATCTGACCACGAGCCACTTGCAAATCAAATGGTTCATATCGACCAGCACGTGTGACTGAAGCGACAATATTATTATTGCTCATAAATTCTCCAATTTAAAAAGCGGGGGATTGCTCCCCCAACCTTTTAGTAATTACACTTAGCCTTGCCACCCATTTTATGGTGTTTAGCATGACCACCATGTTTCATAGGATGACCGTCGATCTTGTCATGACCATGCGAATGCTTTGCAGCATGTTTGTGCATATGGGTATGACCAGAATCATGATGACCATGAGTAGTGTGATGAGCAACATGACCATGGTGCTTAACATGTCCACCTTTTTTGTAGCCAGCTGGTCCTTCTTTAATTTCACCAGTTCCAGCTTTCTTGGTAGGCATTTTAGCGCCGTCTTTCATGTCATTCAAGTAGCGTTTAGCAACATTCTGCGATACAGTACCGCCTTTTGCATAATGCTTCTTGCTATGACCGCCATGTTTATAACCAACACCTTCTACTCCACCTGTCTTGGTGTGAAAAGACTTAGTCTGTTTAGCTTCATGAACTTTATCTTGCACATCAATTTTTGGCTTCAATGCACCACGATCTTGAAAACGATCACCTTTAGCTGCCAAAGCTTGACCGCCTTTAGCATAGTGATGTTTAGCATGACCGCCACGTTTCAATTGCTTACCGCCTTCGTGATCAACAGGGCTTGTACCGCCTGCAGCCATTTTAGCCATGTGCTTGTGATGCTCATGCATTTTGTGATGATGCATAGATCCGCCTTCTGCATGTTTAGCTTTGTGATGCTTAGCCATTGCTTTGTGGTGTGCATGTGAGCCTTCAGGATGACCAGAAATACGATGAGCTTTACCACCGTGCTTGTAGCCAGGTCCTTCAATACCACCAGATGTGCCTTTGTGATGAGGTTTACCTTCACCTAGCAAACCGCCAACCGGAGGATTGTACATACCTGCTTTACCGCCTGCTTTTAAGCCACGATGAGCTTTACTAGCTTTCATGCTTTCATGATGCTTAAGTTCTTTTTCAATCTTATTCATTTCATGCATTTCTGCTTTGTGCTCTTTACCACTTTCAGCTTTACCACCTTTTTTGCGCTGAAGAAGGGCACCAGTTGGCATAGGAGGGCGACGTCCCATTACAGGACGAGGTGCCATTGCCATCATTGGATTTCCGCCCATGGCCATATGCTTCTTGTGCGCATGACCACCTTTTTTCATACCTTTACCTGCTTCATCAGCAGAAGGCTCGGTAGTCATTTCTTTTGGTTCACGACTAAATTTTGTTGCCATGATTAATTTCTCCTAATTAGGCTTGAGTAACGCCAAGAGCGCCAGTTTGAGTAGCGTTTGGACCTACTGCAATTGCAGGCATATAAATACCCATTACCAAACGATAAGTACCATTAGCATTTGAGCTAGGAGCATAAGTTCCACGCACATCACCAGTGGTTGAAGTTGCAGTACCTTGTACAGCGGCTACAAAAGTTCCTGCATCGTTTGCAATAGATTGAGCCCAACCAATATCAGCAATATAAGCCGCATCTGTTGCACGAACTGGCAAACCGTAGATATTAGATACGCCAGCGGAAACAGTATTGGTATTGCTTACGCTTGGAGTAATGGAAACAACAGTCTTGAATGCTTTTTTACCATTTGTGGTGGTAGAAGCAGTTACAGGAACGCTAATTGCTTCAGTCATTGCTTGACCGTAAATGTCATAACCAGACACAGTAAATACAGAAGCTGTAATTGTAGAACCACCAGTTGTAATTGAAATAGTACGAGCTACATCAAGTTGATAAATGGTTGTACCAGCAGTATTTGTAGTCTTAGTTACGCCTGTACCTGAACCTACGGACAATGTCATAGCTGTGCTTGCTGTGGTAGCTTGAGAAGCTGCTAAGGCAGTTGCAGAAGGAGCAGATGGGCAAATATCGAATACATAAACACGACCTAATGGACCTACGCCTTGACCCATTGGGGAAGGATAAGAATTGATTGGTGTGCCTAAAGTTAAAGTTACAGTAACCGTACCAGAGCCAGAAGCGCTATTAAGGATAGCTGTATTAAGTGTTCCAATAGGAGGGGTTGTGTAAGCACCACCAGTTGAAACGGTAACAGTTTGAACAATTCCAGCTGATACGGTTGCTACAGTCAATACTGTAGGTGTACCTGTACCGCCTAGAACTTGAAGGGTATCACCAACTGCATAACCACTAGAACCACCTGAAACTATGGTAGCAGCGGTAGCCGCGGTTGTATACATAAGGTACGCATCTGTACCCATGTAAGCTTGAGCTGAACCCAAGTATAAATCATCACTAAATTGTGGCATGTTGTCTGCTCCATGAAAAGTATGACAAATGAAGTGGGGAGTTAAGGTCTCCCCACATAACCTTAGAACATTAGGCTCCTGGAGTTCCCCACATAGCACGTGGATCAGTCCAACCTACCTGATAACGCTCAGTTGCTTTATAACGCATAGAGTCGGTTTCGAAGTCGCCTTCCATAGTCTTCTCTAATGCACGACGCATCAACAGTTTCATACCTTCTGGCGCATCTGATTGAATCCACCAGTTAGTAGAAGATGTCAAACGGCTAATAACCGAGGCACCTTCTGGCAACAAACCAATCGATTTAATTGGGTTGATGTCATTGTTAGCAGTACCAGTACGTAATACGCTCTTCAGCAATACTTCTGCTTGGAACACGTTACCCGGTGCTACAACTAACTTAAGTGGTTGCAAACGGATTTTCTTACCATTGTTGTCAACAGCTAGACGCAATTGAATTAACATTTGCTCCAACGAAGTCTGAGACAAAGCAGCAGCAGTATTTAACTGATTGCTGAATGAACCAGCTGCAATTGGGTGTGCAGTGTTAATTAAAGATACGCCATCACCGCCAACATATGAAGAGTTAAATGCACGGTTCAATACGTTAGCGCATAGCAATTCTTTGGTTTCCACCAAAGATTGTGCCAAGTGCTTCGCATATACCTGACCAATACGGATGTGATCACCGTCTTCAACCAATACTTTGGTCAAAGCAAATGCCAATCCAAATACTTGGTAGACATAGCGTTGTAAGAACAGAACACCACCTTGTTGATAGGTTACAGGGCTGCCGTCAGGTAACTGAGGAGCTGCACCAAAACCATACAACACTGGTTCTTCGTGGTAGTTACGTGGAATACCAGCTTGCTCACGGAATACAGTGCTCCATTCGTCAGCACGTTGGTCATACACACCATCAAAGGACTCGTTCAAAATAGGTTCAACTATCGAACGGAAGTCCGTACTTCTCATCGGGGCTGCCATTTGTCAGTCTCCTATATTAAACAGTAGCGGTGTAAGCACCGTACCATTGAGTTCCAGATAATTGAACACGTACGATTGTGTACGCGTCACCCCATGCGTTGTCTACGTTTTGGCATAGATCAACAACACGCATTTGACCTTGGTTACCGTTACCAACTGCGGTAGAAGCACCAAGAGTAGCTTGCGATAAGCCTGTTACTGTAGAACCAGCAGTGATATTTGTGAACAAATACTCATTACCGATACTAGTCTGAGCCATTGAACCATCAGCTTGGATTTCATAAACGATGTTGAGGTCGTTATAGAAATACGCATTGGTGGTTGAATTAGCAAAAGTTGTAGTACCAGCTGGCCAATAATTGGACACACGGCGACGACCTGTAGTATCAGTAAACTCTACACCTTGGAATGAACCAGTTACAGTGTATTGTGCTGATAAAGTTGTTGACGCGTTGCTAGCTGGGGCTTGAGTAGGAACAATCTGACCAGTGGTGCCGCTGTTAGCGGATTGACCATAAGACACAGGTTGTCCTTTCAGGATATTTGAGTTATATCCTGATGGAATACCGTTGGCAAGGACCTGTGCTCTTTCCAAACCTGTTGGGAAGAATGCAGGACGCAAACCAAACGGAGCTGACGTTGCTGACATAAAAACTCCTTAAAAGAGGGGTACATCTCTTGTTTGGTCGAATTTCATGCCGTCACCTTCAATTTGGCCAATACGTTTCCCGTCACTGTCTTTTGCATTGAGTAGTTGATCTTGTTGCACTTTAATCTTCTCTTGCTCATCCATCGGTGCATAGTGATGGAGTTCTGACATCATCTCTTGATAAATGTCATTAGGAAGCTTAAAGAGCAACATTTCGTTAACTGCTACAAAACCTTCATGCTCACCTGATTTGACTCGATAGTTTTCAAAGCCGGGTACTTCCTCGGCTTTCACTGGCACATAACCTAAGCGCATGCGTTTGTGAATGGGATCGTACTGGTTTGTTGTTGATAACCAGCATGGATGAAAGCCAGGAATTTCTGGCGGGGTCGGAAGTGACTCTTGCGTAAATTCCGAGCGGAACATTCTACGACGTTCCTGTGATGATGCTAATGAATCTTCTGCAGCTGCACGAACTGAATCATGATGTCTATCTGTTCTACCAGTGCTTAAGTTTTTCTTTAATCTGTTATCCATAATTAACCTTTATTCTTGTTTTGACGATCCCATTCAGCGAATTTACTAATCATTCGCTTACGGGCTTCAGGATTATCCCATGCGCCTGCTTCTTTAATCGCAGCCACACGGTCGGGACTTAAGCGAAACTCATTCGCTTTCGTTGTTGCCGTTGTTTCTCTTCCCGAACTAGTCATGACAGATCGCGGTCTTTGTGTGGAATTATTGGGCTTATTATAGCTCATATTATATTTCTCAGGTAAATATTTTTTGAGCCGTCCGTCGAGTTCTTCCCAATAATCTTCTGTTGTTGGGTCAAATCCTTCATCAGTCAGCCGCTTATCAATCATCTGGGCAATCTGAGACTCTTCATTTCGACCGTTAGGATCATACCATGGGTTGTCTTCCATCCAGTCTGCTGCTAAACGTTGTACTTGAGGATCAGGAACTTGAATATTAGGCTTCTGTTGATTAATCTGTTTAGTAGCATTATTCTTAATACTTTGTAATGATTCTAATTTACGACGGGCTTCATATAGCATTTCTTCTGCTTTTGCCACTCCGTCACCGTCAGATTGACCTACAGCCTCACGCATCTTCATCTTAGCATATTCGACTTGAACGCCAGAGTCCTCGATTGCTTTATCGATTCTAGCTAATTCTGCGCCTGAGGTCTTCTTTTCAACCGCGGCTAATCGTTCTGCTAATTCTTGATTCTGCTTTTTAAGTGCCGAAATCAGATGAACTGATTCTTTGGCTTTTGATTGATGCATTTTACGTTTAAGTCTTCGCTCTTCACGACGGACTTGACGTAATTCTTCTTCATCTGCATCAGTTTCTTGTTCAGTTTGTGTAGTTGGCTCACCGTCTTCTTGTGAGTTTTCACTTGCTTGAACTGATTCTTCTTGTGCTTCTTCATGCTGTGGACTAATTTCGCCTTCAGGTAAAGCTACAATAGCACCCCCGTCTTGCGACTCTTCTACTTGCATATCTGCTTTTTCAGTTGAATTCATAACAGTTTTCCTTTCAAAACTTAGATGAATGCTTTAATTTCACGTGGATCGCCGGTGACTTTACCAATGAGTTCATGGTCATTAAAGAAAGTAAATAATGCTCTTCCTTGTGTACCTTTGTCATCATTAAAATCAATTTCCCATCTATCTCCACCCCATTTAGGAACACGCACAAAATCGCCAACAGCAGCCCAGACACCTTCTGCCCATGGTTGCATAGTTTCACGATTTTTAAACGCCAAAGGGCCTAGTGCAATGACTTTACCGATCATTGTGTTCCACTTCTCCGTTTCTTTTGTGTCTTCTGGAATGTAGATACCAGCTGATGTGACCTTCTCTTTGACCGCTCTTAATTGAATAAGAACACGAGCACCGTACGGCGCCATAAGTGGGTCGACAACAGGAAACGCTTCTGCAAGCGTTTGCTCAATGTCAATGTTCGACATCTCGATTTTGCTCCTCTAATAGGTTATTTAAAATATTCAAAGATTCTTCCAATCCTTGGTGTTGACCAACTAAACGCTGATAAGTTTCAAAGTTGACTACATTGCCATCTACCATGGCTTGAGCAACTTCTAATTTACGTTGTTCAATTAGCGTTATAAAGGAGCTAACAAAGTTCATTAGCGCCCTCTACCTGCTGCTTTCTTTAGAGGCTTGTGTGCTACATGACCACCTTTTTTCAGTGTTGCAACTGAATGAGGAACTGGCTTGGTCAGTTTTGGCTTATTTCCTTTTGCAGGCAAATTAGCAATACCTTTTTCAGGGTATGCACCAATTAGCATGTTGTCAGGCTGATGTGACTCAGGATAAACCTTACCACCTTTAGCATACTTCTTTACTTTTCCACCTTTTTTTAAGTGGTTTGCTTCACTTTCGCCACCCATGGCGATGCGCTTATGCATATTAATTGCTTCAGACATTCTAACTCTCCTTCGGTTGGTGTTGATACTTCTGCTGTGCTTCTTGAACAGTTCTTGCCATTTCAGCTTCAACCTTACGGCTGTCAATGTCCATTTCTGCAAATTTAATCTCTTTATTGACTAAATTATTCTGTGTATTTTCAACAAATGATGACTGAAGCTTGGCTCGATCTTTTTCCATGTTCTGTGCCATTTGTTGCTGTGTTAACTGACTATGTTGTACAAGTTTAGCTTGTTCAAGTTGCGCTTTAAGCTGTGCTTCTTGTGCTTTCTGATCAGTCTGCATCTTAGCAGTTTGTTGCATTGCCTGCATTTCAGCCTGAACAGTAGGATCAATCTGAACTTGACTTTGACGAATTTGTTGAACAGTTTGTACAATTTGTGCAATTGCCTGACCAACTTCTGCAAGCATTTGTTTAGAGTCTTGATGCACATGACCAAGAGCACCTGCAACTAACTTCTGAGCTTCAACAATATGTGGTTGTACTTTAAAGATGTCAAACGGTTCACCTAATGCATCTGATGTATAGGCTTGTGTTTGTTTTAAATACCATAGTGTTAAATGCTGCTTTAAATGCTCTAGCAAAGCTGGCTTAAAGACAGGGGCAACTATTGGATTAGAACCGAAAATTGGGTCTTGATCATATTGTAAGTGCGATAACATATGAGCCAAATGATCTTGATCAGGGAATGCACCAACAGGTTTTCCTAATGTCATTGCTACATTTTCTAATGCAGGATTCATGTCTTCCACTTCATGCGGATCAGGTAGAACACCATTAATATCAGGCAGTTTTATCTGTTTAAGAATACGTTTTTCAACTTCCAAACGATTATACAGATCAGGGTTAGCCGCAGCACGTTGAGAAAGTGTTTGGATTTGAGCATAGCGTTGTGATTCGGCAAAAATGTGTGGGTCACTGACTGGTATCACATCAGAGTTAGTAATAAAGTCATCTTGTGTCACTTCTAAATCAGCTACAACTTCACTCTTTCTTTGTTCATCTAAATACCATCTATTTAAACGAGTCAAGACTCTAAAGACTCGACGCTGTGAATCATGTAGTCTGCTATGAATGGAACTAAATACAGCAGCTCCTTGTTCTATCAAAGCTTGTGTCGTTCCGACAGGAGCATTTGATGTAATATCAGCTACTTTTTCTTCCGATGTAGTCACTACACCTTTAGCAGCATTTGTCAACCAACCAAGAAGTTCAAAAAGTACAGGACTAGGAGGGTTAAAAGGAACAGGCATTGCAATTTTACGAACATCATCAACACCGGGAGCTCCCTCAATTTCAGATACTTGTGTGGGCTCAATTACTGTGGTTTGCCCACTGATTTTTGCTCCTTTGAGCTTGAGCATGGTAGGCGCTGTATTAATGTGTGCAGAATCCAATAAAGCACGCAATGCGCCAGTAAGAGCAGCAGAAAGACCACCAATGAGATGAGGAAGACCAATAGCATAGGCGCCACGCCAAGGAATGAACTTAAACTCAATGAGCCAGTCAAGTTTAGTGAATGAATCATCGCCGTCCTCCCAGTTTCTGTAAAGACCAACCACTGCTCTTTCATTCTCATCAATCATGAGGATATATGGAGCACGATCACCTTTTGTAAATTTATCTTCTTCAAGTTCTAACCATGTGAAGATGTGATAAACACGTCTGACACCATCTACGTTATCATGTTTTTGTGATCTACCTTCGATCTTGTCATTTGCTTTTTGTGACTTACTTTCATTAGGCTCCATAGGAG